CGGTAGCCTCACCAACTTCATTCAGCGCCTGCATCCGCTCGATAACAGAGTCGACTGCGACGCTGGTGTTGGCAAGTTCAATCTGCTTGTCGAACGACTTGGCCAGCAAGACCCCGGCTCGCTGACCCTCTACACCCAGTTCTTTCAGCGTATCGCGCAGACGATCCGTGTCATTGATGGCGCTGTTCATCGCCGACGAAAAGCCCGTCGTGATCTCAAGCACGCTGGTGCCGACACGACGCAGTGACTCGTCTGAGATCGCCTCCAGTGCCCGCTTGAGAATGTCGGAACTGTCCTTGATCCGCGAGAACGCAGCACGTGCGTTCGCTTCAAATATCGCAAGGTCTTTGCCCGACAAGGCGCTCTCGAACGCCTTTTTGATCTCGTCCGCAGTGAGTTTTCCGGTCTTCCCCAGCGCGTTGAGCGCCCGGCCGGCAGCCTCGATGCCCTTCAAATCGTCAAATCGCAGTTCCGATGTGAGGCGCTTCAACGCCTCCGCGGTACTGCCGCTCGACTTGGCGATCTTGGTGAAGTCGTCTACTAATTTCTCAGACTCGCCACTGAGCCCCAGCGCGGCTTGCTCGGCCCGCTTCTGTTGTTCCGCCAACCGAGCTGCTTCCGTAGCCGCCCGTTGCTCGGCCTCCGCCAGCGCAATCAGTTTTTTCTCGTTCTCTTCGAGTTGACGACCCCAACCAAACAGTCGCGCCGTGTTTTCGCCGATGGCCGTACCGAACTCACGTGCGTTGAGCACCGTCAGTGCCAGGACGCCGGGCAGCCCACCAAGAAACCCGACCAGCGTGCGCAAACCACTCGCGGCTGCAGCGCCGGCCGAGGCGAGCCCTCCGAACACCGACGAGAGCCGTGTGGCAGCCGCGGTAGCCGCGGTACTGGCGGCAGTGGCCGCCGCGATACCCGCTGCCGTTGCACTCATCGCCGCCGCATTCGCTGTGCGAGCTACGGTATTCGCGGCAGTGGCGGCCGTGTTCGCCACCGCGGCAGCCGTGTTCGCCACCGTGGCAGCCGTGGCAGCCGCCGTGTTGGTGACTGACACTGCAACGTCGTTGGCCTTTCGCGCCGCCGTGTTGGCCGCAGCAGCAGCGGTGTTTGCCGCGAAAGCCGCCGTGTTGGTCGCAGCCGCAGACGCGCTCTTGACGAAAGATGCTGCAAGATCGAACGACTTGAGGATCAGGAACCGCTCGGCTAGCAGAGTGAGTGCCTTCACCACCCCGCCGATGTTCTCGGCCAGCAGATCGAACACTCGACCCATGTTGACGAAGAAACTGGTGTTGGACGCCTGCTGCGAGACTTCCGTCAAAGCATTCTTCAGTCGGTTCCATCCCTGAATGAAACCGTTGATCTGCTCGGTTCCCCCGCCGAAGGTCTGGCTTATCGCATCCGCAAACGCCGGCAGGAAGACCTTGGCGGAGACCGTGCCCGTCTCGACCATCTTGATGAGCCGTTCCGTCGACACACCCATGGCCTCGGCTGCGATGCCGAGCGCGCCTGGCAGACGGTCCCCGAGTTGCTGGCGCAACTCTTCCATTGAGACCGTTCCCTTGCTCGCCATCTGCCCCAGGGCCTCAAGCGCCCCGGTGGCCTGCTCACTCGTGAGGCCGAGCGTGCCGGTAGCCCGCGCCAGCGCCGAGAAGACCTTGTTCGAGTCCCCGACCGAGATGCCTGCGCTTTTGGTGGCCGCAGAGAAACGGACGAACGAATCCGAGAGATCCCCGACAGACAAGCCGGCGTTCTTGGCAACCTGTCTCAGAAACGCGAGTTGGCTCGCGGCAGTGTCCGCGTCCCCGTAGATCGCCTTGAGCGCCTTGTTGAATCGCTGGATAGCCAGGTTGGCCTCCAGAAACTCGCGCCCCATCTCCTTGACCTTGTTGACCAGATAGCCGACGGCATCGGCCACGAGGTTGCCGGCTGCGATCTGGCCCAGTGAGTTCTTGAACAGCGAAGCCGCGCGATCGGCCACCGTCAGGGTGCCGCTCAGTTGTCGGATCTCGCGTTCGAGTTCCTTGATCCGAGCATTGCCCGCCGCGAACGCACCGGCCATGCTGTCGCCAGTGGATCGAGCCGCGGCTGCGGCCGTTGCCATAGCAGCGCGAACCTGCTCGATCTCCTGCCGCACGGCAGCCACCGATCGCGTGCCAAGGGTGCGGAACGCTGCGTCGATCTGCTCGGCTGCCTGGCGCGCGGCAGCAGCGGCTTCCTTCTGCGCCTGCTCTTCGCGGCGTTTCGCAGCAACGTAGAGGTTCGACGCCTGTTCGGCTTCCCTGATTGCCGCACGCTCGGCGTCGAGGGCATCGGCCCCCTGCCGGCGCAGATCATTCAGCGCACGCTCCTGGATTGCCAGCAAGCGATCCGCTTCTGCCATCTCGGCAGCACTGGCGGCCAGTTGCTCCTGCTCGCGTGCGAGTTTGGCTGCCTGATTGGCACTCTCGATGAGAGAAGCGTTGAGCGCCTGCACCTCGGGGTCGAGAACCAGCAGTTGCTTAAACTGCTCCTTCAACGATTGTTCAAGTTGCGCAGCAGCCTTTGCGGCTTCGGCCTCTGCATCCGCCAGCCGAGCCATCTCACTGACGATGCTTCCGGCCGCGCTGCCGACCTGATTGAAGGAGGCCAGCAACTGCGCCTCGGCCTGCGCGACGTTCTCCGTCGAGAGGCCGAGTTTCTGCGCGGCTTCGCTGGCCTGCAGCATGACCGCACTGTGCTTCTCGACGGCAGCAGTTGCCGCCTTCTCGGCCGCAGTGCGCTTGACGATCTGTCCTTCGAGACGAGACTGTGATGTCTCGGCCTCGCGCAAGGCTGCGTTCTGCTGCTTGAGCGCATCCTTGGCCGCGTCGTATTCAATCTTGGCCTTGGACTGCGCATTCAGCAGTTCAGTGAACTTGTTTTTGTACTCTTCGGTGTTCTTCGCAGCACCTTGAAACTGGGCTCGCAGATTGGTGAGCGCCGCCGTCGCTTCAGTGAGCGCAGTGCGCGTGCGCACCACAGTGGCTTGCGCTTCGTTCTGCTCAGTGCTCGCGCGCTGCGTGGCTTCGGCCAGTGCGAGCAGGCGCTGCTGCATCTCGGCAACGGCCGCCGCCGCAGCTTGCTGCCGGGCCTCCAGTTGCGCAGTCTGGTCCGTGAGTTCCTTGAAGCCCTGAAGGGCTGCGTTCTGCGCGCCGAGGCGCTGCAGTTCATCAGCCAACACCTGAAACTGAGGCGCAGCGTCGCCGCCTTGCTCGGCAAGTTGCCTCACCGAGCCTTCGAGGGCCTGGATCCCTTCTTGACCCAGCGTCTCGATACTGAGGGTCAGGGTGACATCACGGTTGCCAGATCCTCGGGCCATGCTCGGTGCCTATCTCGGAAATGAAAAAACCCGCCAGTGCATTCACACGTGGCGGGTTCGGGTGCGGGGCATCCCCGCCTCGCCGGGTCGACCCGTGCTCAGGTCGGCAGGGCCTTCAGGTCGACGATGTAGGGCGCGTCCTTGCCGACCGGCGTCTTGCAGTTGCCGCTCAGGGTCACGACACCGAAGTCGTCGGGCAGGAAATCGAACTCCGACTCGGTGGCCAGAACAGCCTCGAACACCTCGGCCGTGCACTCGGTGCCGTCGGCCATGTTGATGCCGTCGAACACGATGCGGACGCGAACCTCGGACTGGGTACCGCCGGAGATGCGCGTGCCCGTGGTGCCGGAGTAGGCCCCGCTGACCTTGAACACGGTGTCCTCGGGCGCCGTGCTGTCGGGCAGCAGCATGATCAGGCCCAGCGGCCGATTCAGCTTGAAGTCGGTGCCTTCGACCAGCGTGCTGTCGGTACCGCTCGGCACGACGGTGATGGTGAACGAGTCACCGGCCACACCAGGCGTGGCGCCGGCCGTGACGGTGAAGCCCAGGCCGCCGGTGGCGAACGCCGAACCGAAAGTGCCCGAACCGACCGTGCCGGCGGGGCCGACGATGGTGAACGCAGTGGCCGTGGTCAGTGTGCCGGTGTAGACCCCGGCGCGCGTGCCCGCGGTGATCGTGACGGAACCACACGTGAAGTTGCCGGTATTGCCGCCCACGGCAGCGTAGGTGCCCGTGCGAGCGTTCTGGTGCTCGACCACGACGGCTTCGGCCAGGTTGAGCTTGCCGGCCACCGGCACCCACTTGCCCTTCTTGCCGGACACGGCTTCGTCGACCAGCGTGCCCGAGGCTTGCGCCAGGGCCGCCGAGGTGCCCATGAGCGCCATCGCCAGCACGGCGCCGACGACTTCCTTCAGTTCCAGGGTCAGCGTGGTGGGCTGCTGCAGATTGACCGATTCGAGCGTCTGCCCGTAGTCGTAGCGGCCCTTGGAGGTGGACTGCCTGGTTTCGACGGCCGGCTGCAGGCCGAGCTTGTTGGCCTTGTAGGGGCCTTCGAGACCCTGCCCGACACCGCCGACGATGCGTTCCAGCAAGATGTCGCCGGCACCGAGGAAACTACGTGCTGCCATTGTCAGGCTCCTTTTCGACCGTCTGCCGCAACAACGGCAAGTTTCAAATCATCAGACCGCAGTATCTGAGCCGGATTGGCTGATATTGCTGCGGCCCAATTTCGTGATTAAGCGTTGGCGATGTCTTCGACATACACCGCAGTGGCATGCACCACCGCAAAGACCACAGGCTCCCCATCGAGCCGCGGGCCGATATCTCGACCCTGGTACTTGAAGCGTTGGACTTGCCACCCGAGGTTCGTTCCGTTATCCCCTCCCCACAAAGCCCGTTTGATGTCTCGGATGACGGCTCGCGCGGCATCGTTTGGGTGATCCGGGTCGCACTCGACGTAGGCCCCAAACACGTAGTCCTGCTCGATGGCGTGCTCGGTTCCGTGTGGCGATGCCGGTGTTGGGCGATCTTCTGCCTCGATCAATACGCAATACGGCACGTAGGTTTCATCGGTCTTGCGCCGCCCGTCCAGCACCTTGCGACCGATGTCTGTTTCGTAGCCGTTGGCCACGCGGATCTGCGACAGCACGGTCTTGAGGTAAGCCGCGATCTGCGAAGACTTGACGAACGGTGGTCCGATCTTTTTCATTCAAGTGCGTCCTGGAGTGCCTTCGCGGCAGCGGCAGCGATCGTGGCGTCCATGTCATCGAGCACGTCACCTTCGATGCGCTCGGCCTGGTAGCGAAAGAGTTGGTAGACAGCGGGTCCGTAGCGATGCCGCTTCACGCCAGTCTTTGATCGCGTGAACACCCCGAGCCCGTTGCCTCCCCGCAGCGGCTGAAAGAATGCGTGTTCGAGCGTCGTGGTGTTGCCGCGCGTGACTTCGACTTGCACCCCGCCTTGCTTCTTGTCCCAGGGAATACCGAGTCGGCTTTGCCCACCCTTGTATCGCGTGCGATTCGGATTCTTCTTCGGCACCAACACCATTTGCCCGTTGTAGCGAGACAACGGGGTCTGGTTGGCACTCCCGCCAAATGCCGTAATCTCACCGGTAGGTCTGGCTTCGGTCGCATGCACGACCTTGAACTTGCGACGCAGGTAGTCGTCCGACAGATTGATACCGACAGTGATCCGCTCGCGCGCCAAGTCGTAGGTGCGATCCAGCACCTGATTGAGCGCCGGCACCGTGGTCTTGGTGATCTGCTCTGCAGTCAGGCCCCGCAACTGTTCGGCAACGGCCTCGGCTTTCGGGACATCGAACTTGAGCGCGAACTTGTTGGCCATCAGGTCTTGACCCGCGAAACCACGAACCGTCGATTGGCACCCTTGTCGCTGTGCAGCGACTCAAGACGCCACAACACACCGTCCTGCACGAAACGATCCCCAACGCGCGGGTTCAAGTCCATCGGCACCGTGGCGATGTCTCGGTTGGCCACGTAGTCGCCCCGGTAGGCAGCTTGCTCGGCGCCCATGCCCGCCATCTGCACGTCGTGCTCGATGTTGATCATCACGGGCTCCGTAGACCCGTTGTAGTAGGCCGGCTTGCCCAGCGTTCTCAGAATTGTTGCCGACATGCGCTCGAAGATCGAGAGCACGCGCGGTTGAGTGTTCGGCGCAAAGCCATAGCCGACGGCGCGCACCTGGGCGATGCTGGACGATCCGCCGACCGCAAACTCCGTCGCGTAGCCGGCGCCGGCCGCCAGAACGACCGCCATGCTCGCGCTGCCGCCTGCCTGGTTATCACCGGACTCTTCGGCTTGCCCGGCCCCTGCCGATGTGACCGTGACCGTGCTTTGGCTGCCGCCGAACGCGAACTCGATGGCATAGCCGCCCCCCGTGCTCGTGACGGTGACAACGCTTGAACTGCCGCCGGTTGCGGCGCCGTCCTGCTGGGCTGCCCCACCGCCGACGGCAGACACCTCGACCACACTGCTACCGCCGCCGGTTGCCGTTTCGACAGCCGTACCCGCACCCGCAGTGGTGACATATACAGTGCTTGCGTTGCCGCCTGCCGCTGCTTCAAGCGCAGTGCCTGCGCCTGCTGCCGCCACCTCGACGAAGCTGGCGCTGCCGCCACTGGCAGAGCCTTCTTCCTGCGCCGAGCCTGCGCCGGTTGCCGATACCTCGACGGCGCTGCTGCTGCCGCCTGACGCAACTTCGGTTGCGGCACCGGCGCCGGTTGCCGATACCTCGACGGCGCTGCTGCTGCCGCCTGACGCAACTTCGGTTGCGGCACCGGCGCCGGTTGCCGATACCTCGACGGCGCTGCTGCTGCCGCCTGCCGCTGATTCAAGCGCAGTGCCGGCTCCCGCGGCGGTGACGTGCACCGTTGCTTGGCTGCCGTCTGACGCAACTTCGGTTGCGACACCGGCGCCGGTTGCGGACACTTCAACCGCGCTGCCGCTGCCGCCTGCCGCTGATTCAACCGCACTGCCTGCGCCGGTTGCGGACACTTCAACCGCACTGCCGCTGCCGCCTGCCGCTGATTCAAGCGCAGTGCCGGCTCCCGCGGCGGTGACGTGCACCGTTGCTTGGCTGCCGCCGACGACGGCCTCGGCCAGCGTCCACCACGCCCCCGACTCGACAACATCCCCATCCGCCCCGTCCGCGTGGACGAACGCGATCTTGTACGCCGTGCTCGCCGTCAACCCCGTGGCCGCGCTGCTCCACGTCATCACCCCCGACGTGCCAAGCTCAGCCTCTGAGCCTGCGGCGACGGCAGATGCGCCGGTGGCGTCCTTGCCGGCCTTGACCTGGGCGGCGGACGGCTTTGAGCCGGCCGAGCCGTAGATGACGTAGTAGATCAGCGCCATGTCAGTACGTCAGCGTCACGCGCGGGGTGGCTTGCGTCGCGCCGATGGCCGTCACGGTGGGCAGGGACAGCGTGGGCATGCTGGGGGCGGCTGATGCAGTGGGCGCCCGGTTTTGGCTGGGGGCGATGAATGCCCACGGATCAGAGAACATCGTGGCGATGTCGCTGTCGGAGAGCGCGCGCAGCAGGATACCCGCAGCGGCTGGCGTGCCGGTCATCTGGGTGGCGCTGTTGCCGATGCCCATCGTGGACAAGCTGAAGCTACCGTCGTAGTTGCCAGCGGCGGACTCGGCGACCTTGACGCCACCGACGTACAGGCGCACAGCGTCGTTGCGGCGGTAGGTGGCGACCACGATCTGCGTGCTGTTCGGGCGCACCACGCCGGATGCGCTTTCCGCGGTGACTATCCCGTTGTAGTCTGGGTAGTAGTAGACGGACGCAAGGAATTTCAGGCCGCCAGACCAGTTCTGAAAACCCAGGAATGTGCTGCCGCCAGCGATCCCGAACACGCTTCTATCGCTGATGCTGTTGGCGTAGGCCGCGCCGTTGGCCGAGACCACCCACAGCGTTAGCTCTGGCGCATTGGTAGGAAGGCCAGCGGCGGCGCGCGAGAACTGCGATTGCTGCTGCTGCTGCACGGCGTAACCGCTCGGCGTGACGACGAGCGGCGCTGCCGTGGTGAGCGGCGCGATGGGCAGCCCGGATGCCGAGAGGATCGCCGTCGGATGCGTGCCGGGCAGATAGACCAGCGCCGCGTCCGCCAGCTCGCGGCGCAAGCGCACCGCCTCCTGCGGCTGCGCGTCCCACGGCAGCAGTAGCTCGCGCAGGGCCACTCGTCAGCCTCAGTAGGTGTAGGTCGTGGCGTGGGCCTCGACCGTCACGGCCTGGCCGGTGTTGCCGGTGAACTCGATCTGGAGATACGCGACCTCGGGGCCGAAGCGGTAGACGCCGCGCGTGCTGGCGCTGGCCGTGGTGCCGCCACCGATCACATAGACCTGCTTCCAGTCGAGGTTGCCCGTGCCTTCGGCGCCTGCCGCTGGCATCGAACTCCCTTTGTGAGCGATCAGGATGCGCGCCTCACACTGCACCGTAGGTCCAGTGGCGCCATTGGTGATGCGGAACGTGACGATGCCGCCATCGACAGCGGTGCAGTCAAGCCGGCCGCGCGTGGTGCTGCCCGCCGTGTTGCTTGCGCTGGATACGAGTACCGCGCCGGTGATGGTTTTGGCCATGGGCTACCTCACAGCGCCATTGCGGCCCAAAGGGCATTCACAGCGAACTCCAGGTCGCCCTCGGAGATCGTCGATCCATCCTGCGCGTGTGCGCCGGCTGCGATGCTCGGGTTCGTCAGCGCGCCAATGGCCCATTGGTCCACCGATTCCTTGCCGTCAAGGATCGCCTGCCCGAGCAGCACGTCGGCTGCAGGCGGGTCGGCTGCATTGAGCTTTGCCAACGCGGCCTTGACCATCAGGTACTGGACGCGCATGCGGAATTGCTCGCTGCGCAGCGCCATTTGGGCGAGTTCGTATTGCGTCATGAGCGTCAGTCCTCACAGCCCCAGGCTGTACGTTACGTTGAGCGTGCCGCTGCTCGTCACGGCCTGGTCGCCGGACTGGATGCGGCCGATGATGAATCGCGCAATGGCGACGAGGCGCTCGCGCTGGCCGTCGCGGTAGGCCGCGCGCACGCGCTGAACGAACTGCTCGGCGGTCTGGTGTTTAAGAAGAAGGGCCATGCGATCTCCTATCCGTCGGTTGTGCCGCGCACCCAGCGCATACATACCGGGTATTGCCCAGCGCGTTGCGGCCGAGCGAGCGCCGGCCGGTGAGCGGGCGCGGTTGTTTGCAGCGGGCGCACATGAAGCCCTTGCGGATGCCGCTGCTGGATTGGGGGCCGGCGAAGGTCATGCTCGCGTCACCCATCTGTCACCCACCCACGCCAGGGCCTCGCGCCCCGTCGCATCGGTCAGGCGCCACTGCACCTGCGGGTCGATCTGCGCTGCGGCCTGCAGCCAGGTTGCGGCCTGCGGGATGATGTCCGGCTGCAGGCGCAGCACCGTGCGCCACTTGGCGCAGTCGCCGGTCATCAGCTTGCGCTGCAACAGCCGCGCGCAGGGCGTCGACGGTGGCCTGCTGTCGGCGGTCATACTCGCCCCCTGTGTGCGCGGTGGCGGTCATCGCGGCTCCGTCTCGGCGAAGTCGCCGAAGTCGCTGGTCAGCGCCTCGCGGGCTCGCGCGACGGCCTGGTCGAACCGCTCGCTGTCTCTCATCGCGTGCGACATCATGTAGCAGTGGTGCATCTCGGTGATCTCGTCCAGCTGCCCGCGCAGCGCGTCGATCTGCCGTGACTGCCGGTTGAGGACCTGCTGCTGCGCGGTGACTGTGCGCTGGCTCTCGTACAGCCGCGCCGCCGCGACCATGTACCGCACCTCGGCCGATGACGCCTGACGCGCCCGGCGCCGCCCCATGCGCTCGACGCGCCAGTGGTCCCGAGTGGCGATGATCCACGCAACGAGACGACCGCGCCATCCTGGCGGCGCGGTGTCTGTCGAATCGTCTGGCTCGATGACCACGTGCCCACCAACATCACGCTGCTTGCACCGTGATGTTGGTGCTGGCTGCCTGCAGCGTGTAGGTGCCGGCATTGGTGAACGGCGCCGAAGTGAGCGCCGCGCCCCCGTAGTTGGTGCCGCTGGTAGACGCCGAGAAACCGCGCCACCCGGCAACGGTGGCCCCGGCCGGGATGTCGAACACCAAATCCGCGTTGGGCGACTTGACGTTGGCGGCACCGGTCCAGGTGACGGCCTTGCGGGCATACGATCCGCCCGAGATTTCGACACCCGAGCCGTTGACCAGGCCGATGTGCGTGATGAGTCCGGCGCCATAGGCGGCCAGCGCGTTGTGGAAGTTCGAGTCCATGTTTCGAGTCCCCTGTGAAAGAGAAAGGGCGCCGTCCCCATTTCGGGAAGGGCGCCCCTTGCGCGCGAAAGACCGTCAGGTCAGCTTGCGGCCACCGTGCACTTGATGACGGCCTCGGGCAGCGTGTTGAGCATGATCGGGTTCGACTGGCTCTCCAGTTCCACACCACGATCGAACTTCATGCGTTCCTGCTTGGCGTAGTACGGGATGCCAATCGTGTTGACGGTCTCCATGTAGTCCGCCGGGGCGAATGCCGTCTGGAACATGCGGGGCACGCCCTCGGGGTAGGCATACGCCTCCCCGTCGGCGATGAAGTCACCGGCCGAGGTGCCACCCGAGTAGACCTGGAACACGACACCGGCGAACTCGAAGTCGCCTTCGGTCTGGTCCTGACGGTTGAAGGCGCCGGCCTGCCACAGTTCGTAGGCAGCCTTCATCTTGTCGTGGCCGATGAACTTGTCCATGAAGCCTTCGGAGCACTTCACGCGGACACGGCGGAAGGCACGGCCACCCAGCTTCTCGCGGATCGCACGCTTGAGCAGGATGCACTTCTGCTTCACGTCGCTCGCCGAGTTGGCCGTGGCGATGTCGAAGTAGTGAGTGACCTGCGTCATGCCGAAGATGTCGTACAGGTTCCACAGCACCGTGGTGCCGTCGGCGTCCAGCACCGGGCCCTTGAGCGCCCCGACACGCATGTGTTCGAGCGTCAGGTCCATCTTCTCGCGCATGACGACGAGCTTCTCGCGCACCAGCGACTGCACCTGCTTCAGCGTGCTCTCGGTGCCGAACTCGCGGACACCATACACCTCGTCGGCGAGAACCGAGCCCGACTGCGGGAGGTGGACGGCGGCCACCGGGATGAGCTTGCGACCGGTCAGGGCCACCGGCTCGCCAGGAGCGCCCCGCGGCGCCGTCGGCACCAGCGACAGCGACTTGCCGCGACGCTCGATCATCATGGTCGGCGTGTTGATGCCGTACTCGGTGAACAGGCCCTCGTCGCCCAGTTGCGTGGGCACGTCGG